ATGAGCGCTAAATACATCAGAGCCGATGAGGTGCTCGCCCTCTTGCAATATTGCACCCTCCAACACGGCCTAAGTCTGCAAGCCACGGGCATTTTAGCCTTCTTGGCAAGCACCCAAAGCCACACAACGGGGCTCACTTACACCCTTTGTAACCAATTTGGCATCTCCGGGCGCACCTTGTGGAAATACATTAACGAGCTCAAGCGCTGCGGGGTGCTGAAAATCAAAGCCCTAAGAAACCGCCACGGCCAATTCATCGCCGCTTATGGGCTTGCTCTTGTGGCCCCGGATGGGGTCATTGTGCACGAATGCGTTTTTGTCGAAAGGAATTAACATGATTGTCAAAATCCACAACAACGAGCCCTTCACCCGCGTCTCCAACACCATCATCCAAAAGTGCAACTTGAGCGTGCAGAGCATGGGCGTTTTGCTTTTCATCAAATCCTTGCCGAGCAATTGGAAGCCCAACACCCCGCACCTTTGCAAGGCGTTAAAGCTGTCTTCGCGCACCTTGTGGAAATACATTAACGAGCTCATCGCCGCGGGCGTGTTGTCTATCTCTCGTTTGCGCCTCTCGTCGGGCCAACTTACGGACGAGTACGCCTTCATCTTCAAAGAGCCAGACGAGGTCCCACCGGACGAAGAGCTCCCACCAGCGGCCGCCCATCCCTTGCCCGCTGCTTGCGCTCCTGCTCCTGCTCCTGCCGTTCTTTTCGTTGGAGAAAAAAAAGAAAAAAAATACGAGGAATGGGAAGAAGTGGAGGAATCGGGGGAACTGATTAAAGAAAAACAGCTCGCCCCGGATTTCGAAATTTTAACAAAATTTTCAGAATTTCGAAAAAAACATATTGAGCCCTCTAACTTAGACAAGTTGAGCGTAACAGGCTCAACTTATGTTAATAGCGGGTCCTTGTCTGACTTTTTAGCGGCGGGGCAGGGAGTAGAAGTGGGGGGCGAAAACGCCGCCTCAATGCAAAAACCGTCAATGGGGCAAAATGCCCTAAAAAGTGCCACAAACCCCGCACACATCGAGGTTTCAGCCACACGTATAAATTTTGCGCCCTTAAAAAGAAACATGGAGAAAAAGAAACATGAAATCTCTTACGCGCATACGCGCGCATGTGAGGGAGGGGAGGGGGAATCTGCAGAATCCAAGCGGGGAAATGTCTGGTTAAAGGGTAGGGAGTTTGTCGTGGAGAGCCTAGAGAAGATCAAGCACATGGCCGACTCGTGTTTTAACTTCGATACCAGCACTTTAGAGCCGTTCGAGGCTCAAGCCTTCGAAAAGTTCGTCACTTACCGCCGTGAGCATTCTAAGCTATCCTACGGGGCTAAAAAGGCCATCTTGGAGCGGATGTTAGAGCTCAAGGCTAAGGGGGAGGATTTAGAGGCGTGTGTGGCCTATAGCATGCGCCGGGGCTATCGCGATCTGTTCCCTTTAATCAGTTCTAAAATTGAGCGCTTAGAGTCTGAGGACTTCAAACAGGACTTTAAAGCCAAGAAGGCTAAACGCATTTTGGATGGCTTGATGCGCAAATTCGGCTTTGACTACGACAATGCCGCGGATGTGCTCGATCAGGTTTGCGAGACCTATTGTGAAGAGTTTGAAGAAGACTAAACCCATTAAAATCCATACGGGGTCGTTCTTTTTAGAGCAAGGGATATTAGACCTTCTGGACTTTGTGGCCGAGATTGAGGGGCAAAGCCGGGCGGTCATTGTGGAGCGTGCTATGCGCTATTGTTTGTTGAAGAAAAGGAGAAAAGATGCCCATAGTTGGCAAAAATCAAAGAGGATTTATAAATCCCGCCCTAAAGCCCGTGCGCAAAAAGTTTATGGTCAGCCCCGGCATTGTCAGAAGTTTTCGCCGATTCGCTGCCATTTCAAACTTGAGTCAAAACGCCCTACTCAAGCGCTCCATCTTGGAGATGCTCGAGCAGTTGGCAAAAGAGAATTTGATGGTCTATGCCAAGCTTTTAGAGCAAAGGGGCTTTTTAGATGAGTGGGAGGGGTTATTGTGTGAGTTGGAGGGTGCATGGAAAAGTTAGTCGTCCATAGCCTCATCAATTTCCCGCAGGATTTAGAAGAATTCTTAGAGGGCATCCCCTTAGAGTTCTTAGAACCAGCCCATCGTAAGATCATCGATGCGGTGATAGATTTATCTAGGGACAAGCGTTTAATCACTAGGGAAACCTTGTTGTTGGAGCTGGGTGAGGGCTTTTGTCAGAGCCAAGACTTCTTAGAGGTGTTTAACGCCGATTGCACGCCCGATTACATCAATCTCAAGGAAGACTTTAAGAAGTTCCTAGCCTTGAAGGTCCAGCGCAAGCTGGCCAATGAATTGGCTAAGGCATCGCTCAACTCTGAGATTTACGATTTGGAGTTCATCAACCGCTACATCAGCATTGAGCCCTCCAAAAATGGCGCGCTCTTGTCTGAATACATCAAACGCTTTGCCGACATGCCCCCTCTTGCTAAGCTATCTACAGGCGTTAGTTTCTTTGATGAAATCTTGGGCGGGGGGTTTGAAGTGGGGCGCTTTGTGTTGGTTTCTGGGGACGCTGAGACGGGTAAAACTTTGCTCTGCCAGCAGTTCTTAGAGTTCATGGCGCTTGAGCACAAGGTGTGTTATTTTAGCTTTGAGTTTCCCGTGCGTGGCTATGTGGATCATCTCTTGCGAAGGAAGTTTTATTTCAACCCCGACAACTTGTATCTGGATGGGGATAGCCAGCACTTAAACGATTTAAGTGCGCGGATCAAGAGTCTAGCCCGCAAGGGTTTTAAGGCCTTTCTCATCGACTCTCAAATGCGGGTGATGGGTTATGGAGATGCCATCAATAGCAAGGAGGAATTTGAAAGCTCTAAATTCACGGTGCTTAGTTCTTTGGCGAAGTCTTTAGAAGTGCTCATTATCCTCATCATCCAAAACTCTAAGGACGATGAATTTGCCCCCTTTGGCTCTAAGAAGGGCAGCCATGAGGCAGACATCATGTTTAGAATTTCTAGGCTTAAGAAATTTGAGCTTAAGCGTTTAAACTTTGATGAAGAGCATGGGTTTTTGATGCGCAAGATCACCACGCTTAAGAATAAGCAAACCGGCTTGCAGACCTTTAAGTATTTCCGCATCGACCAAAAGAGCTTTAAATTCGTCCACATTGAAGGCAATAGAAAAGGCCAGCCCAGACTCTTTTATCGAAGGGAGGATTAATGCTCGTCATCCAAAACATTAAAGAGCTTAAGGAGTCTTTGGACATTGTGGATGTGATGGGAAAATTAGTGGATTTAAAACGCTTTGGCTTTAGCTATAAGTGCGTGTGCCCTTTCCACACCGAAAAGACTCCCAGTCTCTCCATCAACCCACAGAAGAAGTATTTTTATTGCTTTGGCTGTGGGGTTAGTGGGGATGTCATCACTTTCGTCCAACGCTTGAAGGGTTTAGAGTTTGTGGAGGCCGTTAAGCTTGTGGCCCAGCTTTCTAACTTCTCTTTAGAGATTGTCGAGGATGGCCGAATAGAGCCTTTAAGAGACGCCTTAGAGGCTTTGGCCTACACGGCCAATGTCGCCGCCATAGAGCTTTTAAACGCTGAAGACAATAGGGCTTTAGCGTATGTCCGCGCGCGCGGCTTAAGCACCCCTTTAATCAAGACCTTTAAATTGGGCTTTTGTAGCCTTAGAGTCGTGGAAAAGGTCAGGCAAGCCTTTAGTGTGGATGTGTTGCGGTTGGCGGGCATTCTCAATGAAAAAGGCCACTTCTCCATGCTTTACCGCCTTTTAATGCCGGTGATGAATTTTAGGGGGCAGGTCGTGGGCTTTAGCGGCCGCTACCCGGCAGAGAATGTCCCCCCCGAGATCATCCGTTACATCAACACCCCCGCCACCCCCCTCTTTAAAAAATCCTTCATGCTCTACAATCTCCACCAAGCCATGCCCTCGATTCTAGAGAAGAAGCAGGTTATCGTGTGTGAAGGATTCTTTGATGTGATGGCCTTTACGCATTTTGGTTACCCTCATGTCGTTTGCACGATGGGAGTCGCTTTTAGCGAACACCACTTAAAGATTTTAACCAATCTAGGCGTGGAGATTGTGTTTAGCTTCGATTCTGACGTGGCCGGCTTTAACGCCACGCTCAAAGCCTTAGAGATGTGTTTTAAGGCGCAGTATGGGGCTTGTGCTGTGGTCTATGCCAAAACCGATTTGCCTAAGTCTAAAGCCCTTAAAGATTTGGATAAGTTTTTGAAGAATGGCGTTAAGCCTAATCTATTCAAACAGGACGGCTGGACCTACTTTTGCCGTCATCATTTGCGTGCTGAACTTAGCATTGCCGATAAGGATAAGAATTACAGCTACCTAAACTCTCTTATCCAATCTTACCCTCCCTTCCTCAAAGATGCGTTTCTCTCCAAGTTGCAAGCTCTAGCCTCGGTTAAATCTGAAGTGTTTAAGACTTATTCTAAGAAACCCTCAATCCCGCATTCTAAATTCTCTTTGGAGGGGCGCATCTTGCTGACCATGTTAGAGTCTGAAGAGTTTAGATTCATCGTCTACAAAAACTTATCCACAGAAGATTTTGTGCTCAAGGAAGTGTTCTTAAATATCCTTGCAGGCAATTTAGATTCGCATCAAGCCCAAGCGCTTAGGTCTAAATTTGTCATGTTAGAGCCGAAGTATTGGCAGATGGCTTTAAGGCAATTTAAGGCGGCTGGTTTGAAAAGGTCGTTGCAGAGCGCATTAGATTCTAGGGATTTGAAGATGGTTTGGCTGTTGGATCAAAGACTTAAGGGTGTCAAGCGCGGGTTTTAGCAAAATTTTTTACGCCAACCCGTAGCGCAGCATAGCGCAGCGTAGGGTTGGCAATCAATACTATTTTAACTAAGCCCGGGGGGCTTGGGGGCGCTTGTTGTGGCCTTAGCGTGGCTTAAGCTGCAAAGTTAAAACGTTTCAGGGAACTTCTAGGCTTTTTAGGGCTAGCGGCGCGCTAGGGTCAGCGGCATTAACCCTTTAATTTTTTTTGGGTTTGTGCTTTACTCTTGGCGTAAAAATATTTAAGGGGTTGCGATGGATCACGAAAACCAGCCTGAAACGGCCGGAGCAGCTAAGGCTGCTATGACCGGCGCGAACGGCACGAGCGGGGGCGCAAACGAGGCGGCGAGCACAAACGGCGGGGCCACGAGCGGCGGGGCCACGAGCGGGGCCAACGAGGCGAGCGCGAGCGCCGAGGAGCTAGAGCTTGAGACCATCAAGCAAGAGCTCGCCCAAGCCGAGGCCAGCCTTGAAACCGACTTTGCCAAATACGCCGCCGCGCACATGGAGGCGTTCGAGCAGGATTTTTGGGACGACAGAGAGGCGTTTGTTAAGAAAATCCTAGAGTTGCAAAACCAATTCTTGCAAGACAAGCTGGGCGGCAAAATCCAGCGCGCTAAGGAGCTGCAAACCACCATCGCCGGCCAACAAACCACGAAGGACATGCAAGCCGGGCAAGAAGCCTTTTTGCAAAAAAACCCCGAGGCCGACATTGAGGCCATGGGGCGCTTTTACACCGAGGACTTGCCCCCCAAATACCGCCAACAACTAGACAGCCTCAGCGGAGAGGAGTTTTGGAATGTGCTTTATGAGCTTTACAATGCCTACACAAATGGAGTAGCCCAGCAAGAAGAGCCCTTGCCTAAACGCGTGGAGGGCAACCCCGCGCAAGCAGGCGGCGGCTCTCAAGAAATGGTGATGAATCGATTTTAGAAAGGATGCAAATGCTACAAGGATTAAACGAAATCAACATCGGCAATTGGAAGAATGACCCGAATGTGAGCGTGAAGATCGGCCAACAGATCGAGGCGGCCAGTTGGAAGAAGTCGCCCTTTGAGCCCTTGACGGGCAGAGGCAGCGATAGAGGGGTTAGGACTTATATAGTTGAGGATAACCAGCCCTACCGCCCGCGCCTAAAAGCGCAGCTTAGCGGGAGCGGGGTGAAGGGCAATACGGACTTTAATGTCAACTTTGACAATTTAGAGATTTTATGCCAAACGATTTACCCCGAAGTGGTGGGCAATGCCATCAAGAGCGAGATCAAGCACTATTCGGCCATGAAGCATATAGACTTCATCAAAGAGGCCAGCGACAGCTTGACCGAGTGGATTCAAGCCAAGAGAGATCGCGCGTTGGTGTGCGCGCTCAGCAATGACTTTACGAATGTCGTGGTGTGCGATGAGTTGCAGGGCTTTAAAAGCCCCGAAAAGCCCGCAAATGCCGTGAATTTGCATAAGGCCATTGCAGAGCTCACCAGCCAAATTAAAGAGGGCGATAAAATGAGCGTTAAGGCCATCCGCCGCGCGATTTTCCAAGCCAGAGCGGGCCTAAGGCATGACAACAAGCAAAGTTTCCCGCTCAAGCCCATAAGAAGCGAAATGGTCACCACGGGTGGGCTTAGCGTGCAAAATTACAGCTACATTATTCTCTTGGATAGTTTTGCCATCAACCAGCTTAAAACCGACCCCGAATACCAAGAAATCCAAAAATACGCGGGGGATAGAGGCGCGAAGAACGCCCTATTTACGGGCATTGTGGGCGTGATTGACAATTGCCCCATTTTAGACATGGGGGTTTGGACTTCTATGAATGTGGGGCTTTTAAACTCCGAAGTGGAAGATGCCGACTTTGAGGCCAATTTAAATAAGCAGAATGTGACGCGTGTAACGCCGCCTAGCACTTACGCGGGCGATACCCCCGTGTCTATTGGGGCTTTGATTGGGGCGAGCGCGTTGGTGCTAGCGGGCAACGCGTCTATCAACTTCTACATCAATGAAACCGAGGACGCGGGGCGCAAAACCATTTGTGGGGTCGATAGAATCTTAGGCATCAGCAAGGCGCGTTTTAACAGCGCGAACGGCGTTCCTAGCGTCTACGACAATACAGATTTTGCGGTCATAGGGCTTTTTAGCGCGAAGGTGTGAGTTTGGAAAGTCTTATCGAGAGTCAAGGCCAAATCAGTTTGTGCCTTGATTTGCAAAACAGCCAAAATTTTAAGGTTTTGCCCTTTGTGGCGTTAGTTTGTAACCCTAGCGAAAGGATGATTGATGTTGCAGAAAGTAAAGAATATCAGCTATTTATGCAAAGTGGCCTTTAATTTAGACGAAGAAAAAAAGCAATTGGCGATTCTGCCCGCAGGGGCCGAGGTCATCAGCACGTCTTTACAAATTGTGGAGCCCTTAGCCGGGTGCACCATCGATTTAGGCGTGGGCCAAGACCTCGAATATTTTTTAAACAATGTGGATTGCGCGGCTAAAGATGTCGCCGACACTTCCATGCCCTTTTGCGCGCTCAAAAACGAGGTGGTGGTCGCCACCATCACAGGCTTTAAATCCAAAAAAGAGGCCGAGACTAAGCCCGCCGCAGGGCCAGCCGACCCCAAAGCTCTCCCGGCCAAGCCCGCCGCTAAAGAAGAGAAAGACCCGCTATGCATCTTGCGGATGCATTACTTCTTGCCCTCTGAAATCACCCTAGAAGTCTAGCATGGCCGGTAGTTTTAATCTAAACCTAAGCCCCATGATGAGCAAGACGGCCATGGGAGTAGGGCTGGGGCTAGATTTTGTCAATCTTGGGATGGGTTTATTTAACACCATCCAAGGGGCCCAAAACGCCCAATCTCAAATTAAAGAAATGCAACGCGCCAACGACCTAGCCCGCCAGCAATTCATGGAGGAGACCAAACGCTACAATGCCAGAGAAGCCGAGCGGCTCAAGGCCAATGAGCAAATGGGGCAAAGCGCGCAACTCTATGACATGAGCGCAAACCCCCAAACACCAGCAGACGAAGCGGCGCCGATGGTGCGCGCATGATGCGTTTAGTGCGTTTTGAGGGCAGCGGGCAGGTGTTTTTAAGCTCTAGGTATGGGGCCATCAAGGCGCGTTTTAATGTGAGCGGCGCACACGCCCTGCCCATAAGTGATGCCAGCGAAATTTACACCTACCAAAACGCAAACGGGCTCCATCGTTTTAGCGTGTGTCCGGGCGAGGGGGAGCTAAACTACCTAGACTACCCCAAGCCTTTAAACTTCTATGCGTTGGATTTAACCCTTTTAGATGCCTATTTGGTGGGCGGGGCCTTCCCCCCCAATGTGGATTTAAGGGCCATGCAGCTTGTCAAGGAATTTTTAAGGGTGTATGATTGCAACATCTCTAAAAATGCCTTGTATCTGTGTCCCCCATTTTTTAAAGAAGTCGAGGAGGTGTATGTCCATGCTCTCAATGCTTGATGTCATCGACCGCATTAGAAGCCGTTTAAAAGACGACAATTACGACAATTTGCGTTTCAGCACGAATGAGATCATCGATGCCATCAACACCACTTGTACGGCCTTGATTTTAGAGTTTAAGCTCAACAAGTTTAAGAGAAACGAGCTGATCAGCCCGAAAAATCCTTACATCCAGTGTCATTATTTATTGGGGGTGGAAGAGGCGTTTTTCAACGCCAAGTATTTAGAAAGGCGGACGAGCGTCCCCCAACAAGAGGGGCAAGACTTGGCCCTACTCATTGAGGGCGATAAAATCAGCGTCACGCCCTTTAAAGCGGGGTTTTTGTCTGTGGTGTATAACTATTATGACCCCGTCAGTGGCGAGGATGAATATTTGCCTATGCCCGATCTGTCCATGAATGCGCTGGTCTATGGGAGTTTGGGGCTGTTGTTAGAAATCCCCACAGACGAGCAAAACATGCAAAAAATCGCCATGATTAAAAACCTTTACAAAGAGGCGAAAAACGTGCTCGCCCTGTATTTAAATAACCTGTATTCCAACAAAAACCTTTATTCTAAGGTCGTGCGTGTTTAGTTTAATCTTAGATTTTAAGAAAGTTGGATACAATAACCCCCGTGGTCAAGCCCGCCTTCACGGCGAGCCCCCCGAACGGGTTAGTATAGCGGAGTGGGTACAAAAACCGCTAAAACCACGAGGATTATTAACAATCTCATACGGGTTTCTCCTTTCTAAGGAGTTCCCCGCGTTCTCCTTTTCCCTCTCAACAAAGTTTAAAACTCTGCGATTCGCCAAGTACCCGAAAGTTAGCCCATATGGTATCCAGTGGCCTTATTATAGCAAAGTCTGTAGTTTAATCTTAGATTTTAAGAAAGTTGGATACAATAACCCCCGTGGTAGGCCCGCCCCTGCGGGCAGGCCCCCCTTAAAGTGGGTTAATATAATGGCTGCGCTAACAGAACCATTATTACCACGGTGGCTATTAACAGTTTCATGTTGGTACTCCTTTCTAAGGAGTTACCCGCTACTTTCCTTACCCACTCAAACACAGCTAAAGCTATGCGATACGCCAATTAGCGCAAAGAAGTCCCAACACTGTATCCAGTGGCCTTATTATAGCAAATTTGCCCCCCATGGCCTACAGGGGAAAATGGCATGAACATTAATCGCTTTATCCGCAATTTTTTAACCTTGAGGTCGGCTTTAGAGGAGCAAAATTTTAGCTCAAAAGAGCTCAACAACCTTTGCATGCAAGGGGCTTTAGAATACGAAAAATTGCACTTGCAAGAAATGCAACAGGGCTTAGAAGAGGCGAAATTAAGCCTAGAAGCCGCCCAAGTCAAGGCGAAAATCGAAATTGAAGCCAGCAACGCCAAGCACGAGCTAGAGCTTAAAAGGGCCAATGCCTTAAACGCTTTGATCCAATGCACCAGCATGCTTAAGAGCTTAAAAGACAACGCCGCCATCAACCGCGCGAATGCCTACGTGGGCTTTTTGCAAGTGGTCGGCAATGCGACCAACACGGCCGCCGTAACATCGCATGCGAGTAATGTGATTAGGACGATTAACCAAATTGGCATGGCGGGCACGAATGGGCGGTTAGAAGGCATATTAGACCGCCTAGCCGGTGAATTAAACGCCCTAGACCCCCTGCAAGATGTCCGCCAAGATGTGCAGGTGTTTGCCCAAAGTTTGGAGACCTTGCCCGGGCACCCCGTCAAAGTGTGGGGCATCAGTCTTTTAAGCAATTCCAAAGACAGCTTTAGCGTGGATGGCCGCCATGTGTGCGATGGGTCCAGCATGCTTTTTAACCAGAGCGCGCCGGGCACTTACGCCATCACTTTCACCAGCACAAACCGCGAGCACAGCGCCAGCAAGACCATTAATATCCAAGTCCAAGCCCAAGACCTGCCGACACAACATAAAAGGAGCTAGCCATGGCACAAGATGAGGATTTGCAAGAATTAAAAGAGCCCCAACAAGAAGCCACAGAGCAAGAGCAAGAGCCCGAAGCCGTCAGACTCACAGCAGAGGAGAAAGAGGCGCTAGAGAAGCAACAGGCGCTACAGAAGGCAGAGGAGGAGCTTAACTTTATGCGCGTGGCCTTAGCCACTTTTGAAAACGACCTTAAAGAGGGTTCAGAGGTTTTAGAAAACGCTAAGGCCCAAAACCAGCAGGCCAGCTCACGTTTGCAAGATTTAAGCACCGCCCTAGAGCAGGTCAAAGCCGGGCAAACTAAGGCCGCCCTAGCGTTAGAAACCGCCAAACACACGCGCCCTTTTGACACTTTAGAGCAGTTGCCCCTCCCGCCCGATTTGCAGGATTTAACCCTAGATTTACCCACCACAAAAGCCATTCAAGAGGATTTTATGCAGCTGCTAGAGAAGTCGTTAAACCAGAATGACGATTGGCGGCAGCAAATTTATTTGAGCTTGCAGGGCGTGCATCGCATTTTAAGCAGTTTTCAGGCCTTGAAGGATTTATACGCTAAAGCCGAGCTTTTAAAACCCGACCTTGAAAGCGGGGTGAACTTTGCCAGCGCGCAAGTCGATTACGTCAAAACTTTAATTGACGACTATAACGCTTACTTCGACCAATTCAACGCCATCATGATCCGCAACAACGGCATGATTGTTAAGAATTTTGATCTAGTGTTGGAGCAGATCGAGATCGCCAAGAAGCTTTTAGAGCGCGTAGGCAAAGACGCTCAGGGCGTTTTGGCGATGAAATCGATGGTGCAAGAGCTTTTAAAGAAGCTAGAGAGCATGGACGATGTCAAATTAGAGCTTGTAGAGACCAGCAAGAAAGCCCGCGTCTATGTCCAGCAGATTAAAGAGCTTGGCAAAGAGTCTTTAAGCAGCATTAAAGAGACCACCAACACTGCCATTAACAACATTGGCACGATAGAGGCGGACATCCAAACCAAGCTTTTAGCCAAAAGGACGGAAATTTTAGAGGAAATCGATGGGCTAAAAGAGGGCATTGAGGCAAAAGCCAAGGAGCATTTAGCCACAGTGCAGACCAAGCTAAACGACTTTGAAGTGCAGGTTTTAGCCAAGCTAGACGAGGCCAAAGCAGGCGTTCAGGCCGTGGTGCAAATTAGGGACTACTTAGAAGCCATTAGGCAATCCGTGCAAGATTCTTTTGACGAAAAGCTAGATGAATACAACGCCAACGCCCAGCAAAAGCTAGAACAATACAACCAAACTTGCACAGACAAAACCACCGCTTACAACACGAACCACGAGCAAAAGCTAGAGCTTTACACCACGACCGCCGATGAGAAGCTAGAGCAATACAACCAAAACGACCAAACCAAGACCACCGCCTACAACCAAAACCACGAAGAGAAGCTGAAAATCTACAACGACAACGATGCCCAAAAATTCGAGGAGTTTAACCAAAACGCCGATAGAAGGCTAGAGCAGCACAACACACAAGCGGATTTGAGGCTAGAGGAATACCGCGTCAATGACATCCAAAAGCTAGAGGAATACAACCAAAACCACCTAGCCAAGCTAGACGCGTATAACCAAAATGCCGACCAACACGCCGCCGACTTTGAGGCCAACAACACGGCCAAAATCGAGGAATTTAACCGCCACACCACCGATAAAATCCAAGAATACGCTAAGGCCGCCGATGCCAAGTTAGCCCAAGTCAGCCAAGAGGTGGAGTCCTTTAACACAGGCAACATGGATAAGCTAGAGGCGTTTAAAAACACCATCGACACGAAAATCCAAGCCTACAATGAGAATGCCGATCAGCACACAAAAGAGTTTGACAAAAACGCCACAGAGAAACGCACCAGCTTGACGAGCCTAGCCGATGAAAGGCTGAGAGAATACAACGCCAACCACCTACAGAAAATGGCCGACTACGATGCCAATGACGACCAAAAGTTGGAAGAATACAACGCCAACCACAATGCCAAGTTTGCCAGCTTTAACGAAAACGCCCGCTTGAAGTTAGAGGGGGTGCAAGCCGAAATCGACCGCTTAAACGCGCCCAATATCCAAAAAATCGAGGGCTTTAGGCAGCGCGTGGATGAGGAAATTTTGCGCTTTAGCCAAGAGGCCACGCAAAAGCAAAACGCGCTAGAGACCTCTTACACCCAAAAGAGCACGGCCTTAGAGGGCAACTACAACCAAAGCCACACGCTCTTAGAGCAAATGCAGGCCAATATCCAAAAGAAATACGATGACACGAACGATAGCTTAAGGCGGCTTAAGGGCGATTTGATCTTAGAGATGAGTCAAAAGAGCGTGCTTGCCCCCATTGAGGACTTGCAAAAGCAAATCGACACCATGAAAGCGGGCTCCACCTATGGCCGGACACCTTTCACATGGGTTTATTGGGAGAGCGGGTGGCACAATTGGCAAGTCCCCACGCAAATTCTTTACTGCTTTTGCTACATCCAAGGCGGCTATACAGGATTTAGCAGTTTTGGAAGCTATGTCAGCGTGAGTGCTAGAAAAAGCCGCGCCTTGTTTTTAAATTTGCAGGGCGGGCAGAGGGTGCAGGTGAGCGTGGGCGATGGGGGCATTGTGCATTTATCTTATAATTTAAGGACCTAACATGGGACCCGACATCAGCGCAGGGCGGGGGGCCGTGTCTGTCTTGGCGCAAAACATCAGCAACTTAGCCCAAGCGCACAGCCATTTAGCCAATGTGGTGAGCTCCACACAGGGGCACTTAGCCAACATGGCCAACAAATACCACAATTTAGCCCTAAGCACCGCGCAATTTAGTTATCAAAAAGAAAAGGACGCTAAAGAGCAAGAACACCGCGCGGCGCAATTGAGTCTAGAGCAAGCGCGTTTGGATTTAGCCAACCGCCAACAAGATATAGCTAAAGAGCAATGGGAAAAAACCTTTGGCTTTAACCAACAGCAGGCCAAGCGCAACTATGGCCTAGCCAAACAACAAACCGCCGCCGATGTGGGCTTGAGATGGGCGCAAGTGCGTAATCTCAACGCGGATACGGGCACAAAGGGCTACATCTTAGGCCAAAGTGCAGACCCTAGCGTGATGGCGCTTGGCAATAAACTACTCACGCAAGCAGGCGGGGGCTTTAAGGGCAACAAACCTGCCTTGAAAAAGCCTTTAGAGACCTTGAAAGACCCCACTAAACCGCCCGCTTTTGATAACCCGATGCAGAGGCCATAGTGCAGGATTTGCGTAGAGAATTGGCCTTAAGAGCCCTAGCCCAAAGGGATTTTTACACCTTTTTAAAGCTCAAATGGGCGCGTTACAACCTCGCTCCTTTCATGCAAAGTTGGCACATCAACTATCTTTGCAAAGTCCTAGAATGCACCCAGCCTAGCACCGCCGCAGGTGAGCTCATCACCCGTTTAATGATCAACATGCCCCCCAGTTATGGCAAAACCGAGATCATTGCCCGCTCCTTCATTGCGTGGAGTTTGGGGCTAGATCGCGTGCGCAAATTCTTTTACATCAGCTACAGCGATGACTTGTGCCGCAAAATCGCTAACCAAGTGCGCGACTTGATGAAGTCCAAATTTTACGCGCAGGTGTTTCCCGAGCCTTTAGAGTTCTTGCAAGACAACGCCCAAGAATTCGTTTTAAGAGAAGGCGGCGGGCTGTTTGTTACGACCCTTAAGAGCGCGTTAACGGGTTTCCACGCGCACCAAATCCTCATAGACGACCCGATTAAGGTTAGCGAAATGTCGAGCAAAACGGCGGTAAAAAGCGTGAATGCGAATTTTAAAGAGAGCGTGTTAAGCCGTTTGCAAGACAACGAGAGCAACATCACGATCTTAATGCAGCGGCTAGGCTTGAATGATCTTTGCGGGTTTTTGCAAAGCGAAAGAGAATTTGACGAGGCCACCATTGCCCAGTGGAAAGTCGTTAAATTGCAGGCCTTGAATGAAAGCGCCCAAACCTACGCCATTAAAGACTTCAGCTATGAGCGCCCCGCCAACGAGCCGCTGTTTGAGGCGCGCCACAATTTAGAGGAGCTAGAAGCCTTGCGTTTGCAAATGGGAAATGACGAGTTTAGCGCCCAATACCAGCAAGAGCCCATCTCCACCAGCGGGGGCTACTTTGACGAGCAGTTTTACACCCACATTTTTACCCACGAGGTGGGGCAGGCCAACACCTTTATTTTTGTGGATAATGCCGTCAGTTTAAAAGAAAGTGCCGATAACCGCGCGGTGGTGGTGGTGGCTGTGGAGAATTATAAGGGGAGCGCGCGCTATGTGGTGGTCGATTGCTTTTGTGGGGTGTGGAGCGAGGAGCAGACCATGGGCCATATTTTGCAGGCCAAAGCCGAGCACCCCGAGGCCAAAACCTACATCGAGAGCGATGGCGGGGGGCTGACCTTGCACCGCCTTTTAATGGTCGAGCTGGTGAAACACAACCAAAGGGCTAAAGAGCTTGGCGGCGCGCCTTTAAACGATTTGATCTATTGCTACACGCCCAGCCGCAAGGTCAGCAAAGTCGATAAGATTAAAGCCATGCGCCCTTTTTACAACACGGGGTTTTTGGTGTTCGCGCACAATTGCCACAACCAAGAGCAGATCAAAAAAGAGCTCTTTAGCTTCAACCCGGATAAACCCTTTAGACAGGACGATTGCATCGATGCGATCGCCAGCGCGCTTAGCCACCCCGAGGTTAAAGCCCCCATTGCCAGCGCGCAAAGGGTCAGCGCCGCCCCCGCCTTTAAACGCCGCACGTGGCGTATCTAAGAAAAGAATAAGGTTTTTTCAGTTAAAGTGCGTGTGCTTCATCTTTGCTTTGCGTGGTGTGATTTAGCAACCGCGCCGTCCAGCCCCTAGCTTTAGCTATGGGGATATAAGGCGCATGCTCTTAAATATCACTGGAGTTGTGTATAATGCCCTCATGTTAATCGCCTACAAGCAAAAGCTCTACAATTCAAGCAAAAATAAGCACATCGGCAAACTTCTGCGCCTTTATGGCATTTGTTATAACCATTGTATCGCTTTGCATAAGAGATACTACAAGCTCTACAAGAAACATTTGAGTTTTTATACCTTAAAAAGACACATCACCAAACTAAAGAAAACAACACGCTTTGCTTTTTTAAAAACTCTAGGCTCGCAAACCTTGCAGGAGTTGGTAGAGAGGATAAACAAGGCTTATAAGAAGTTTTTTAAGAAACAGGGCAGACCGCCCCGCTTTAAAAAAATACACTCTTACAAATCTTTCACATTTTCGCAATGTGGTTATAAAATCCAAGACAACATCATCTCTTTTAATGGCTATGCTTTTAAGTTTGTCAAGACTTACGACCTTGTAGGCAAACCCAAGACCTTAACCATTAAAAGAGATAATCTAGGCGATTATTTCTTGTGCCTTGTATGTGAAGTGCAAGATAACCCTAAGCCCGCAGGCGGTAACAGCGTGGGGCTGGATTTTGGGTTAAAAACCTTTCTCACCTGCTCTAATGGCACGCAAATCCCATCGCCTTTATTTTTCTCTAAATTCTTGCCAATGATGCGTGCTTGTAGTCGCTCTCTATCCAAAAAGAAAAGAGGTAGCCATAACCGCCTAAAAGCTAGACTAAGACTTGCTAGATTGCATAGAAAAATCAAAAACCTAAGAACAGACTTTTTCTACAAGCTTGCCAATAGCCTATCTAAGCAATACGCCACTATTTTCATTGAAGATTTAAACCTGAAGGGTATGGTTAAACTTTGGGGGCGCAAGATTAATGATTTGGCTTTTGGTGAGTTTGTGGCTATCTTGGAGAGAAAAACCCAAGTGATCAAGATTGATAGATTCTATCCTAGCTCTAAGACCTGTTCTAGTTGTGGGAACATCAAAGAGGATTTAAGCCTAAAAGATAGGGTTTTTCATTGCCACTCTTGTGGTTTTTCTTTGGATAGAGATTTGAACGCAAGTGTGAATATTCATAGAGTGGGGGCATCCACTCTTGGAGTAGAGGCTGTAAGACCCGCCTAGCGGGCTAGCCTTGATGATCCCGCAATCCCCTAGCTTTAGCTATGGGGAGTATGTCAACACCGCTCTTCTTAACCCTTTTCAAAACCCCTTCAAAATGTTATACATCAAGGTCCTTAAGTTATTTGGAGGTGTGCGTTGCAACTTTACAACAAAATCCAAGAGTTCATCCAAGCCAGCCAAAAGACCAAACAAGAGAGCATCGCCCTTTTAGAGCAGGCCCGCACGACCTTAAGCGCGCATTTAGACGCACGGCTTAAAAGGGCGATGGACCAGTTAAACGGCCAAATCGCCGCGATGATCCAAGAGCAGATGCAGGCTTTAAGCGTCCAAGAAAACCTGCCTAACATTGTGAGAGAAGAGGCCATCGCCAAGTTAAACGACCTAGAGGCCAACATCCAAGCGCAGATCGTGAGTCGCTTTTTAAACAGTGTGGAGAAACGCCGCCTAGAGGAGCGCATCCGCGCGTCCTTGCAAGAGCCTTTAGCCCAAAGTGTGGCCCAGTTCAAACAAGCCTACCAGCAAAGAGCCCTAGAGGATTTAAACCAAATGGCAAGCACCCTTCAACGCGACTTTGAGGAAAACGCCAAGCCCCTTATTTTGCAAGGGCTCAAAGAAGAGGCCAAAAGCGGCGTGGAGGGCGTGTTGCAAAAGGCTAGGGAGGGTTTAGAGCAACGGGCGGCAAAGCTGCTAGAGCGCACGCAAAAACAGGCCCAAGGAGATTTAAACGCCTTGAAAGCCACGGCCTTAAATGCCATGCAAGAGGCGTGGGAAGCAGAGGCTGGCGGTGCTTTAGAAGAGGCCAAGTTTGCGTTTAAGGCCGCGTTTGCCAACTTTAAAGAGGACATGCAAAGGGAAGTGCAGGCGGGCATTTTAAACGAGGTGCAAGAGGCCAAAGACCTAGCCCAAGCGCAGCTAGGCGCGCACATGGCCGACTTTGTGGCCCAAAATGAAAGCTTTATGGAGTTGGTCGAGCAGCGTTTAGGCGAAGCGCTGCAACAAGATTTTAAAGAGCTCTTAGAGGACACGCTAAGCCGCTTAGACACGGAGTTTTTACGCGAAAAGCGCGCGCGGTTTTTTTCTCAAGTGGAAAAGGACTTAGACGCTCTACTCATCGCGCATTTAGACAACACGTCCAACACGAAATTTAAATTTTTGGCAAAAGAGTTTTTCCAAGAGACCAATAACATGCGGCTTTTTAGAGAAATGCAGCTAGAAGCCCAGTTGCACTTAACGAGCTTGATTCAAAGCCACGCGCTTAAAATATTAGAGGAAGAAACGGGTTATTTGCGCCGCAAGAAATTAGAGGAATTGGAGTTTAACAACCAACTACGCATGGGCTTAAAACGCCAAGAGCTCATCAAAGCGGGCATCATTGAGGAAAAAGAGTTTAAAAGAAAGGGCACGAAAGCCCACTTGGTGGATAGATAATGGGGACCATTTCACAATTCGCGCACACAGCGGGGACTTTATTAAAGCCCACAGATGAAAACTTAGCAATAGGGGCCACGGCCACCACCCGCCTTAGCAGCGCCCTAGAGGACACGCCCGATTTGAGTGGCTACCTTAAAGAAAAGCCTAGAGAGCAAACGCCCTCGCCAGAGCCAGAGCCACAGCAAGAGGAGGCTAGAAACTTACCCAGCACGGGCATTGCCGATTTAGACAGGCGGGTCAAAACGGGGGATTTAAACATGTTTGACTACTACTTAGCTAAAAATTATTTGGGCGTGGACTTAAACGCGCAGGTCAACGGCACGATGGAGTTGCGCCAAAAAATCGCCAATCGCACCCAAGCCACGCAAAACATGTACCAAACCCTCAAAGCCCTAGATTTGGGCGATGGCTTGATTCACAAATTCCAAGACAATAGCGGGATTTACAGCGGGCTAAGGCGCAAATTAAACGAGATGAGTAGCGGCATTATCGGGGTGAATGCCAACATGGCGGAGTTTATGACCGCGATGGGGCAATACGTTTATTCTCTAGCTAGTGCCATCAATGGGGGGGGCAAGGTCACCAATCAAGCCGTGAATGACGCGCACAAGATCATCGATGCGGGCTTTCGGGGCAAGGAGGAAAACACCGCTAGAATGGGCGAGGCGCAGAGCATGCAATTAAAGCTTTTATTGCGCCAAATGGGCGAGGTGCAGGCCTTAGGGGGCAAAGTGCCTAAGGAGGTGCTAGACGCGCTGCATAAATACCGCCAAAAGAACGCCTACATCAAAGAAACGAACGGAAAAATCGACAAAGACACTTATAGCAAAATAGGAGCGCCATGATGGGCTTTATTTTCCAAACAGACAACGCTTACGATTGGGGTTATGCCAACAACACCAATAAACCCTTTGATCTGTTTATTTGCGTGGAAAGCCACCCTTTCAACGGCAGCAATGGGTGCGCGATTAATGTTAGCACGAGCGATGGGCGTTACTCTTTAAGGGTGTCTGGGGGGACATCAAACGACTATGATGAGGAATTCTTCAATTACCGTCATCATCAGGACCGTAGAATTCACTATGTAGGCAAAAAGCGGGCGTTTATCCTTACTTTAATGCCCGGGGTGCGCTTAAGTGTGTTGGAAAGATGGGATGGCGTGCGCTCAAGTTGGACTTTATCGGTGTTTAAATTGGAGGATTAACATGGGTAGAGCGCCTTTATATGCGGACAAAAAAGACGCTGTCCGTCAAGTCTACGAAACCACCAAAACCACCCACGCCCAACTTTCTAAGGAATTTGGCGTGCCCTATGGGACGATCGCGCGCTGGGTGTTGGCCGAGGGGTGGAAGCGTTTATGCCCCGAGACTTACAAGAAGAAGAAAGCGGAGGCAAAGGCCTATTATGAAACCCACGATGTGGACTTTAAAGAGTTGGCAAAATTCTTTGAAGTGAGCGAGGGGACGATGAAGAAATGGGCGCAAGAGGAGGGCTGGGAGCCTTGCAAGGCGCGTAAGGAGGTGGAGGTGGAGGTCATCACCGATTCCATGCTAGATCACAGCATCGACACCTTCATCGGGGCGAAAAAGGAGCAGATCAAGGACAGCATTCGCGAGCGTTTACAAGATGCCGATCTGGATCCCATTGTCTTAGAAGCCTTGTTAGAAACTTCTAGCGATGAGTTGTTGATGAAGGCGATGAATTTAAACTACATCAATAAAAATATCCTTTTAAGCGCCATCATTGCCAAAGATGAATTGATGCGCATGGTCCGTTACAACGCCAACAACCCTAAAGGCAACCCCGTCATCATTGCGGCGGCCGAGAAGGTGGCAAAGATGTTTGCCGACTTGAAAATTAGCCTCTTTGGCAAGGAGCAAAGCACGTTGCCCGCCCATAAACCCGACAACGACTACAGCAAAATGACCACAGACGAGCTTTTAAAAATCGCCAACAACTTAGAAGAGGAGAATTGATGTGCGTTTGTGGCTGGTGCCCCTGTTGTTGCTTTTAAACGCCTGCAGCCCGCAGGTGGTTTATCAAAAGGTGTATTTGCCTACGAAATGCCAAGTGGTTAAAGCCACTAGACCTTCTAAAGATTTAGACACCCTAGAATACCTACAAGAGCTGTTAATTTATATAGAAATTTTAGAAAAGGATTTAGAACACTGCACGCAAGAGCAGCCCAAAGAGCAGCCTAAATAG